GTATGATAATATAAAAATGTAGAAATGATTTTCATATCATCTACATTCAAGCCGAAAGTTAGGCGGGTAGAAACGCCAACTGGAAATGACCAAATTCCTAAGTTTTCGGCTTATCAGAGAAGGCTAGGAATTAGGTGAAAATACAATTTGCCGCATTTTTGCGGAAGGAGTTCAAAACACCAACAGTGTGCGGGTGTTTTTTTATTTCCGCCTGCTAATGCTTTTTATAATAAGGATATATCCGAACTTTGATTTTTGCCCGCAAGGGATTTTAGTCAGAGTTATTTCATACCCAACCATTAGCAGGCGAAAGTAAAGGATATATCCGAACAAAGTTGAGTATCTCAAACTTTATGCCAGCCCCAAAAGGAAATCAGAATGCGCTTGGTAATTCAGGAAATGCGCAAATAGACCGAAAGAAAGTAAGCACGTTCAAAGGAATGGTGCTTGATTATGTTATCAAGGTGATGCAGGGAAAGAACGAGAAACTCAAAAGAGAAATTGTATTAAAATCCATCGGACACATTTTACCTCGCCAGTTTGAGGGAACGCCCGATGGTGATCCAATAACTTTCAAACTTATTTATGGAAACAGAGATTGCGATTCCCTACAAATTCCAACCCCGACCGTATCAGGAGCCAATAATGAACAGCCCAGCGAGATTTCTAGTGGCGATAATGCATCGCAGAGGGGGGAAGACCAAAACAATTCTGAATCGTCAAATACGAAAGACATTCCGTCGGCAGGGCCTGTATTTATACTTGCTCCCGACATACCGACAAGCCAAGAAAGTAATATGGCAGAACCCGGAAATGATGGAACACTTCCCGCCGGAAATGATAGCCAAAAAGAATGATACAGAACTTTTTTTACAATTAACAAACGGGTCAACTTGGCAGTTAGGTGGCGTAGATAATCCTGATAGTTGGCGCGGAACAAATCCAGTTGATGTAGTCTTTGATGAATACTCCGAGATGAAAGAAGATATTTGGACGCAGATTATAAGACCTATTCTGACAGAAAATCACGGAACTGCATCATTTATTTTCACGCTTAAGGGACGCAATCACGCTTGGAAATTATCACAGTATGCGAAACAAAACGAAGGAGAATGGGGATATTTTCTTTTAAATGTTAATGATACTAAAGCAATTCCCGAAGAAGAATTGGCTAAAACGCGCAAGGAAATGCCCGAAGCGTTTTATAGACAGGAATTCTTATGCGAAGCGCTTGATGATGCTGGGCAAGTTTTTAAAAGAGTTGAGCAGAACGTATGGAGCGGGGAACTTCAGCCAGTCGCTGATAAGTTTTATACGGTAGGAATTGACTTGGCAAAGTATCAAGATTGGACAGTTTTAACCCCGATTGATTTACATAGTTTCAAAGTCGGATTTCAGGAAAGATTTAATCAGATTGATTGGCCACTGCAAGAAGCAAAGATTGAGGCTTTCTTGCGACGATATAACGGGGCCAAAGGCAGATTAGACAGCACAGGAATAGGCGATCCAGTTTACGATCATCTTTCACAAAAAGGATTAAACATTGAATCTTTTAAATTTACTGAAGAATCGCGACAATTTTTACTTGAAAATCTAATGATATTACTGGAGCAGGATAAGATAAAGATTCCCGATGACCCAATTCTTAAAAATGAATTGAAGTCAGCTCAATATCAATTAGGAGAACGAGGAAAAGTAAAGATAGTTGTGCCGGAAGGATTACACGATGATTGCTTAATGAGTTTAGCGTTGGCCGTATGGGATTTACCAAGCAACCCAATGCCTCACGAAACAGAAAAAATGGTTAGCGAATTTAATAGGGGGGAAGTAGTGTCTGAAATATCACGCTTCCACTACGAATAAGCAAGGACTTAAATGCCTAAAAAAAAGGAAACAAAAAAAAATAAAACCGACAATAATTTGGAGGTTGAAACTCCTGAAACAGTTATCGATGCCGTTGCGGTTAAAATCTTCAATGAGAAGGAATATTATGAAAAAACTTCACTGAATCGCCGGAAGAAATGGGCAGAATGTTATAAGGCTTATGTGTTTTCTTTTGATGATGCGCGCAATCCGTTCCTTGCAAACTTTTATATACCGAAAATCCATCAAGCTGTTGAATTGTTAGTCTCGTTTTTAGCCGGTGCTAATCAGACTATAAGCGCTTCGGCCGAAGGAAAAGGCGATACCCATAAGGCTGATATCGTAAAAAAATTACTTGATTTTCAATGGAGAAAGGTCTTATATGCCCGCGATAAGGTTATTACTTGGATTAAGCAGATGGTTTTATTCGGTGATGGAATTATGCAAACTGGTTGGGATTCAGAGAAAGATCAACCGTTTATTGAGTGTATTTCATTACCGGATATTTATTTTGATTCATACATCAAAAATATCCAAGACAATTTTTCAATAATTAAACGGATTATAAAACCATTAGAAACCGCGCAGAAAGACGAAAGATATGATGCTAAAGATGCCGATGGAAATTTAGTTAGAATGCAGTTGATTGCCGGTGAAGATGTATCCACCGAACAACAGCAATTTGCTTCATCGGATAATACTCTTACTGATTTGAGCGCTGGTGGGGTTAAAAAAACCACTCTTTATGAAAGATTCACCAAAGATAAAGTTATCACTATTGGAAAAACTCAACTGGGTTGGAAAGTGTTAAGAGAAAGAGAAAATCCCAATAAAGACACAGATGGCAATCAATATCTCCCATTTGTTAAAATCAGATGCAAAACTTCTCCGCTTCCGAATAGGGCTTATGATTATGGCACGATAGAACCTACCTTAAAAATTCAGAATGCTTTTAACGATATGATGAATGAGATTTTTGATAACGTAACGCTTATCAATAACAAGCAATGGATTGTGCGACGCACTGCAAATATTACTCCAGTTGATATGGTGCGCCGACCGGGCGGCCAAATCAGAGTCAATGATATTCATAACGATATTAAAGCAGAGGAGATAGGCGACATCAAACAATCTGCCTTAGAAGTGTTGAAAATCTTAGATAACGAATTCCAGCAGGCCTCAATGGCCACGAACCTTTTGAAAGGTATTCCGGGCGCTGAATTTGCCACAGAAGCGGCGATTGGCCAACAGAATTTACAAACAATGCTCACGATTATTATTGATAACGTCAAAGAAGGAATGAGTCAGTTGGGGCAGATGCTATTAGATACTAATCTTGAAAATTTAACCGGCAAACAAGTAATGAAAATCTCGGATACTGAAACTCAACAGGCTTGGCTTGAATTTAACCCCGAAGAAATTAAAGGGAAATATGATATTCAGATAGATGCGGACAGAAATGCTCCGATGGGCAAAGCGGTCAGACAAAAACAATTGCTTGATTATAGGGCAATGATTACAAGAGACCCCGATTATATGCAAAGATATCCAAATCTAAAAGTAAAATTGGACAAAAAGTTTCTTGAAGAAGGTGGATTCAACGATGTTGATTATTTCTTCGAGGAAGAAACTCCAAAACAACCGGGCACAAATCTAGTCAATTTGAGTCCGGAAACAATAGGGCGAGAAATAAATCTAAATCAAGGTTTAACTCCCGAAGCAATCGTGCAATCCACTATGGCTCCGATGGCTAAACCACAAATATAAACATGCCTTACAAAATCGTAAGAAAAGGAACGAAGTTTGAAGTCATCAATAAAGATACCGGCGAATCGCACGGTATGCACGATACAATGCATAAAGCAGTTGCTCAAATGCGTTTGCTTTATGGGATTGAAGGGGGAATGAAACCCACAGGTAAAAAAGGTAAAAAGTTTGTGATTAGAAAGAAATAAAAAATGGATAAAGAAGAAATTTTAAAATCTACTTCCGAAAAGATTGACCGTGCGCGGGCCGTTGAAGGAATGATCGTCGGCACAGGTTGGAAAATATACCGAGAAATAGTTGACGAAAGGATAAAAGAATTGAGCAATATTAAAAATATAGATACTCTGAAAGAATTGGAAGCCATCAAAAAAGCAGTAAGAATCTTAGAAGAAGTGGAAGAAGAACTCTTGGCGATTGTGCAGGATGCATCATCGGCTCAAGAGATTAAAGAACAATTTGAAAAAGTAGAGTAAATTAACTGGCCAAACCCTATGTGGCAAGCGAGGACGGCCATAACACAATGTCAGACGACCAAACCTTTGTCTTAGAAGACATTGCCGACGAGGAGACTCCAACCGGCGATCCTGCTGATGCAAAGACGGGGGCTGAAGGAGAACAGCCTAGCGGCGAAAGCCCTAAAGGTGAAGACTATAAAGTCAAATTCACCGAATCATCAAAAGAAGCAATGCGTCTTTTAGATGAAAACAAAAAACTCCAAGTTGACTTGGAAGCCGAAAGGCAGGCTCGCCAAGCACTTGAAAAGGATTCAGAAGATCTTGCCAACATCAATCCTGATGGGTCAAGACTTTTGAAAACCGAAAAAACAGTTGAGCAAATCCAAAAAGAATTGCTTTTGGAGAAAGAGGAAAGAGAGTTAAATTCCTTTGTTCAATTGACACCGGAAGCGAAATCACACGCTGAAGCCTTGAAAAGTTTGGGCCGTGCTAATCCTAAGGCCTCTTATAAAGACCTTTGGGAAAAGCACTTTTTACCTATTTTTGAAGCAGGTAAGGAGGCCTCAAAAAGTCAGCGTAAGAAAGATACGCAAGTGGAAACTAATGTCGGCAATCAAACTCCCGCGCCGGCAGAAGAACACACATTCACGGTTGAGCAGTTCAACGCCCTTCCGCTTGAAAAACGTCGAGAGTTTTTCAAAAAGATGGGTATGTAAGGGAGTTGGTCGCAGGTAACAAATAAGGCAAGTAAAAGAATGGCCGTTGGAACAACTTCAACGACGCCCCAGTTACTCAAACAATACTGGCAGGATTTCTTTCTTAGTAATTTGGAAGATACCCTTTCCTTTAAAGGTTTGACGACTCTTACCAAAGTCCTCAAGGGATCAGGTAAAGTCTGTTGGTGGTATGGTCTAAACAAAGTTAGCACTGCAGGTGCTACTTTGACAGAAGGTGTCGATCCGACAGCACGTTCGTCCGCCGCTCGCAGGATCTCCGCAACTCTAACCGAGTATGGCAATTTGGTTAAAAACTCCCGCCTCTTTATGGATACCGCCATTGACGGTGCCAAAGAAGCGATTATGAAGGATTTAGCCAGAGATGCCGCGAAGATCCTTGACGATGCAGTTCTAGCAACTGCATTGGGTGGTGGAACAGTGTTGTTTGCTGATGCAAAAACACACCGCTCAAACCTTATTGCCGCCGCTACTGCAACCATCAAAGATATTCGGAAAGCAGTTCGCTTACTGGAATTATCTTCTGTGCCAAGATGGCCTGATGGTTTCTATACCGGCCTTGTTCACCCCGATGTCGCGTTCGATCTCCAATCCGATTCTGCTTGGACAGATATTGTAAAATACAGAGATTCTGTAAAATACGATATTCCGGGCGAAATAGGTAGGATTTGGGGTGTTCGTTTCGCGATTGCTCCCACTATTCCAGTGCTTGTAAATTCAGGTTCTGCAGGCGTAGATGTTTATAGAACTTTGGTTTTTGGGCCGGAATATATGGGTCAATCGGACTTAGGTGAATTAGAAGTGGTGATAAATGAGCCGGGCAGAGGTTCTGAACTTAAGACTTATAACACTTATGGTTATAGGTTCGTTCACGCCAATGCTGTGTTAAGCAATCAGAGATGTATCAGGATCGAGTCATCCGCTTCGTTAGCCTCGAACTAACTTTAGAAAGTTAAGCGAAACTTTCTTACTCAATTCGCCCTTTTGCCGGTTAGGTGGTTAAACCGGCCCTAATTAAGAGGGGGATAATTCTCCTCAATAAATGAAACCTTGCCCTTTTGTTGGGGGAACTCTCCCCTTCTTAATTGGGATCAAGGCAAGGCTATGAAACCAATTATTTCAGTTATAGTAAGCACGTTCAATCGGTCTAACTTATTGAAACGTGCGATACAATCAGTATTGAATCAGAGTTTTAAGGATTTTGAGTTAATCGTAGTAGATGATTGCTCGACAGATAATACTCATGAGGTCGTAAAAAGTTTTAACGACGACCGGATAAAGTATGTAAAAACGGAGCAAAATTCTGGCCACGATGGACTTCCAAAAAATCTCGGAATTCTGAAGGCCGAAGGCGACTATATTTCATTTTTAGATGATGATGACGTTTATCGGCGCGATGCATTGAAAGTTCTTTGTAATTACATAAAGGTATCCAAAGCAGATGTTGTTTATGGTGATTACTTGATGCACGAAAAAGGAAAAACAAGTCCCAGTTGGTCAATTGATTTCAATGCTTCGTTCTTGTCCCGTAGAAATTACATAGCAATGTCAGTAGTAATGGCAAAGAAAAGTGCCTTAGTGGAAGTCGGTGGATTCAATGAAGAAGTTCCTAAATTTAAGGATTGGAATTTATGGATCCGCTTGCAGAAAAATACTTGTAGATTCTTGCATATCCCGATTATAGTGACGGAAGTTTATATGCAAGATGAATGCGTATCAGGAAAATATAAAGTGGAATTTGATGAACAGGGAAATTATTTACCTACTTTCTTTAATCCGGCAGATTGCAAGATATACGCCGACAAAACGATTCTTGGTGAGAGAAAACCCCTAAAAGTTGCCGTTTACTCACTGATAATGGATCGTCTTGATTATACACTGAAGATGATTGAAGCAATGAATAGAACTGCTGGTTACGAGTTTGATTATTTCGTAATTGAACAAAACAGCAGCGATGGCACGAAGGAATTTCTCAAGGGACAGTCGTGGATTAAAAAGATTAAGTGGAATGAAAAAAATACCGGAGTTGCTAAGGGTTGGAATCAAGCTATTGAATTGATCAGAAGCACTGGACACTATGATATTTATGTCAAACTTGATAATGATGCTTTGATGCTGACCGATGGTTGGCTTAAGGCGATGGTGGAATTGTTTGAGCGGAATAAAGGAATAATTTTATCTCCTTACGTAGAGGGCCTCGAACACAGTCCGGGTGGAGTTATCAGACAAAGACAGACAGGCGAAAGTCCTTATGTGCAAATCAATGAGAAAGTTTTGGGCATAGTGCCTAACTTGGGTGGGATATGTTTTGCCACCCCGAAAGAAGTTTATGATGGTTGGAAGTTTGATGAAAGTCTTCAGATGATGGGCAATAAGGATTATGCATTGTCGTGTGATGCGCGCAAGAGAGGATATACACTTTTCTATATGGAAGAATATATTGTTGAGCATCAAGACGGCACAATGGGCCAGCATCAAAAATATCCTGAATATTTTAAGGAAACGCTTAAATTAAAATCAAGGAAATTGAAATATTAGTCGTCAAGAATTTGTAGAAACATTAAGAAGGGATTTACCAAGATGATTAAAAAAGGAGAATTCTTTCAACCGGAAGACTCAAACAACACAGAAATAAAAGTTAATTTGGAACGTTATTTATATGCAATGAAATATTGCGTTGATAAAATTGTGATTGAGGCTGGAAGTGGCGCCGGATTGGGGACTTATCTTTATTCATTAGTAGCCAAGAAAGTATTCGCGGTTGATTATAATGATGAACATTTCGAATTAGTCAAGCGTTATCCACAGAAATGTCCAGTCGCCTACATTAAAACAAACCTTGAAGAAGAAATTTTACCCGATGCAGATATTTGTGTAGCGCTAGAGGTTATTGAACATCTGAAAAATCCCGATTTCTTTTTAAGCCAATTAAAGGCAAAGGAATTAGTTTTCTCAATTCCGCTTGATGCGTTAGCCATTTCGCCTAGGTTTCATAAATATGATTTTGTGACAATTCAAGATATCCAAGAGATTATTGGTAGATATTACGACATAGAGGATGCGACTTTACAATATGGTCGATGGTATATGGGATATGGCAAGAAGAAGAATGATTGATATTTTATTGCCAACGGCCTGACAGAAGTTAATGTGAAGCAGTTAATCGAGCAGATGAAAAATTATAAATAAATTATATTTTGGCAGTAATGCCGATGGCAGTAATGCCGATGAATGTATGAAATTTTCAATAATCATTCCGCTTTATAATCAGATGCATTATGTTCCGCAGATTTGTAAATCATTATCGGAGCAGACATTTAAGGATTTTGAGGTGATATTCTGTGATGATGGATCAAATGACCAGACTTATGAATTTTTTATACAAGTGGCTTCGGAGATAATTGAATTTCCTTTTAAATATTTAAGACTTTGGCCCAAGCGAGGAATGAGATTGGCGAAAGTAGCCAATATGGGGTTTCGCGTGGCTCAAGGAGAATATCTAATAATGATGGCTGGCGATAGTTTCCTTGATAAAGATTATCTTTGGTATATGAACGAATACGCAGATCCTGATTGTATTTTATGCGGAACGAGATTTCACATAGACGGAGCGCGACTTATAGATTATGACTACCGGATTAAACGAAAGTTAATTCCCCTTGAACCGGTTATGGTGATGCGAAATGCGATGGATTCTCTGACAGGAAATGGATTGTGTGTTCCCAAAAAAGCCTACGAAGAACACGGATATTGGGACGAACGCATAGAGGGATATGGCGGAGACGACACGGAAGTTATCGCAAGACTTTATTACAAGGGATATGTTTGCTGGAGTATTCCGGCTGCGATGATATTTCATCATTATCATAAGTCGAGCGATTCAGTGAATTATAAAAAGGTTTTAAAGATGATTAAAGAATATGCCAAATAAAGAACCGCTAAAATTAGCGCTTTCAATTCACGACTTCGGTTTCTTAATGCCCGGCTATGAAGACTTGTTGAGATTAAAAGAACACTATCCGAATTTTAAAATGACTTGCTTTACGATTCCGATGCCCAAGGAATTCTTTACACTGGAAAATCAGAAACATTTTAAAGTTAAGAAATATAAGGAATGGGCTAAATTTGTGAATGAATGCGGATTTATTGAGGTGTCCTTACACGGATTTTCTCATACAGAGAATGAGATGAATTCCAGTTATCAGAAAGCAGAGATGTTATTAAAAGCCGCTGAAAATCTTTTTAAAAATGTCGGGTTAAATTATAAGAAAATATTTGTGGCGCCTTATTGGCAATATTCCTATGACGCGCTTCAGGCGCTTAAAGATAATGGTTGGACGGTTGAATTGGATAGAAATAATCTTCCCAATGTCCCCGAAGGAACAAAAGTCTTTACCTACAATTGGTCATTTGAGGAACAGATGCCACCGCTTGAAACGGTTATCGGACACGGACATACGATGTCGCACGGCGTCAAAAACGATATGGGAACTTGCTTTCAAAATATACTAAAGCAAATTCCCGAAGATACAGAGTTTAAATTTTTAAGCGAAATTTTATGAAAATACTTTGCATCGGTAATAATACTGGAAGTCGGTTTTATAGGACGGTTCCGCAACTGAAGTATATGCAGAAGTTGGGTCACGAATGTATCTTGGAACCTTTGGGAAAGATAGATGGAGTCTTGGAACAGAAACTAAAATGGGCCGATGTAGTGATATTTCAGATGGTTTTTTCTGACGATTTAGTAAAAATCTGCAAGAAATTGGGCAAAAAAGTGGTGATTGAAGCAGATGATTTACTGCATACAGTGCCAAAAACTCATTATAATTACGACGAATTAAGAGGCTGGGGCGGCATTAAATGGATTTTAATGATGCGTCGGCTTCTCAAAATGGCTGATGGGTTTATCTGCACGGTGCCTGAATTAAAACAAGTTTATGGAAAGTGGTGTAAAAATACTTTAGTTTTCCCGAATTACTTAGATTTAGAGCACTGGTATAAGGAATATAAGCGCAATATGGGAGAACAGATAAGGGTATTGTGGGCTGGATCAACTTCACACAGGGGAGATTTGTTTGCTTTTAGACCGGTTATTAAGACTATCCTTGAGAAATACGGCAATAAAATAAAGTTTATTTATGTCGGAGTTGGCGGGGTAAGGTCCAATGATTTATATGCACAATTTATTCACGGAGATGATGTTTTTGAAGGATTGCCGACCAATCGTGAAAGTTTAATCGCTTATCCATCAAATATTTGGCCCTACAAATTGGCGGCAATTGAGGCAGATATCGCGATTGCACCTCTTGAAAAGAATTATTTCAATAAATTTAAGTCAACTTGTAAGTATTTAGAATATTCAATCAACAAAATTCCGGCTGTGTATGAAAAATGGTTTTATAAAAGAGCAGTTAAAGATGGAGAAAATGGTTTATTAGCTGAAGGGCAAGAAGAATGGATTAGAAAGATTTCACTTTTAATTGACAATGAATTGACTAGGAAAACAATGGGAGAAATTGCCTTCAGCGATGTAATGGATCATCACCGCGTAGATAATTATTTAGAAAATTGGCATAGTTTCATCAAAAATATTGTAGGCGGGGAAAATAAATGAATTTGAACCAAATTAGGACGCAGGCAAGGTTCAAAAGTGGTATAACAAATACGACGACTTTGACGAACGCAGAAATAGATGCGCTTGTTAAAAATGCTTATGATTTTATATGCCAAAAAATCGCGCAGATAAATGAGGATTTTTTTGAAGAACAAAAGACGAAAGCCAATTTAGTGCAGAATACCGGTATGTATGCGCTTCCGAGCGATATGATGAAGTTTAAACAACTCCGGATTGCTTATTCCGCGCCGAGTAGTGAAGATGATTATTTTGTGGCTACGCCTTATGATCCAGCATCAGTTGATAGTGTGTCAGTTGATGAGATAGAAACAGCAACCTCGAATCCAATCGTAGATATTACGAATAATTATATCAGAATTTATCCAAAACCAACTGCTAATGTGACGAATGGATTGGAACTTTATTATATCGCTAAACCATCATCACTTACCAATACCGGCGATATACCAGTTTTCCCGGCCGAATGGCACGATTTGCTTTCCACTTATGCCGCGCGAGAAACTTGTCTGAAGTTTGAACAGTTAGATAAGTGGAAAATCCTAAAGCAAGATTGGGAAGAAGGAGTCGTAAGAATGATTGAAGGATTAAATACGAGGAATATTAACTCTCCGCAGAGATTTAGAAATGTGTTAGAAACAACAAAAAAAAGCAAGACAACTGAATTATATTAAATTCAGAGAAGGCAAGGAGATAAATATTAAAGGCGAGGAAAAAAGATGTTTAATTTTCTCAAGGGATTATTCCCAAAAGAAAGCACCGACGATAGGGTAAAACTTATTGGCGAAGTGACAATTGCGTTAAAACGCAAAGGCGAAGATGAATTTCAAGTTATTGAACACTTGAAAAATTTAATCGTGAGAGTAGGTAAGGCTTCTATCGCAGCCCGTATTAACGGCGCCAGCGCTGTGAATGCTTATTCTTACCTTGCATTAGGCACCGGCACAGGAGCGACTGCAGCCGCTAATACCGCCTTGGGGACTGAAATTACTCTTTCCGGTTTGGCTCGAGCTTCTGCGGCTGTATCGAGGGTTTCCACGACTGTCAGCAACGATACCGCGCAGATTGTCCATACATGGACTGCGACTGGCACGTTTGCTATTACCGAAGAAGGCGTATTTAATGCCTCTTCTAACGGCACGATGTTGGCCCGAAGACAGTTTGCTGCGATTAACGTGGTGAACGGAGATCAACTGCAAGTTACCCACAAGATTACAGTAGCCTGAAGTTTAACTCTGCTCCTTTACGGGGGTAGAGATTAGGCTTTAGTAAGAGGCAGGTCTAAAGAGGCAGGTCTAAAAATGGCAATAGCACGAACAGCTACAATATCACAATCAAGTCAGGCGGGTGGTGTAGGTGCAAGTATGACTTTTTCGCATACTGTTGATTCTGGAAGCAATAGATTACTTGTAGTTGCGGTAACAATCAAATGGGGTGGTGCTCAAACTTTTGATGCAGTTACTTGGAATGGAACATCCCTTACAAAATATGTTGAAATAAAGGAATCAGTAGATGGTCAAGGTTGGGCATTTTATTACCTTGTTGCCCCTGAAACTGGGACTTACAATATTGTCGTTAATTATACGACTAATGGTTCTTTCCATGGAAGTAAGGGAGCTTATGCTTTTAATTATACAGGCGT